GCCTACTCTAGTGATCAAGTTCTGGTAGTGCCACTGGGCCAATTTAGGCATAATGGATACCAAATCATCGCCACAGATTGCAAGGCGGAAGTAGTCTTCGACTCCCTTCCTATCCCCAATCGCCAGGCGACAAGACGTCTCAGCAGCCCAAAGGTTAACCAGACTGAGGATGAACCAAGAAAGAGGCAAGCCCATAAGGCAGCCTCTCTTGGAAACAAACTCTTTCAAGAAACCTTCGCGCTGAACGACGTCAGGGTATTCCATTACCATTGGCCCCAGCACCCACCTACCCATCACTCTTACATCTTCCTCAATCCCCGCACCGTCACAAACTCCCTCCCAAATTGCATTAATCACCCACGAGAACAGACCATCTGTCGCAGCTGTCAAATCAGCACTGACGCCGGTCAGATCTCCCACTTCTACAGGCACGCGCATGGGGCGGTCGACGAGATCTTTGAAAAAGGTCTCAAGTCTACCACCCTCAAGCGCGGCCTGGACGCGGGGATCCTGCTCCAGCATCGGCCAAACGACGCTCCTCACCAGATGACCGACTTCTACCAGCCAAACAGGGCTCTGGGTCACGATACGTGCTTTATAACCACGCTCCGTGATACCAAAGACCTTGGCCCTTGGGTAGTCGCCGGTCTCTGCTTGATAGAGAAGTTGCCGAAGCGACTGGTCTCTAATAACTCGTGGGATCCTAGTCCTCTCAAGGTCAGGGTCCGCCATAACGTTCACCACATATTCAGTAGAGCCTCGAGTGTTAGAACCCATCTCGAGATTACGCTCACCCTGAATGGTGTAACGTGTCGGATCCCTGAAGGTAGGATAGGCTTGCCACAAATCGTCCTCATGCTCACTGCTCGTTGGCTCATTCTCCCATTGGTTATACATCTCCCGCAAGGCGGCAAAATTGCCCCCAAGCTTTCGGGAGAAACCAAGAGAAGAAGAGGAGCTCGCGCACAGAGTTGCAGTCGACGGAACGGCAAACCTATACTTACGTCCCCAAGAGGTTGCGAATTTCCGGAGGGAAGCAACGAGTGCAGGGTCGGCAGGCTCCCGACTACCATACCGCTCAGCGTGATTGATCACCGCCTCGTCGATTTGAACTTGAGTGCCAAATGGCATTGCCCGACCGAGATAACCGAATTGAATCAGTTTTCTCCGTTGGCTTTCCATGACACCATGTTCCTCGATCGAGGCAACGATCCTCATCACACACTTAGGAGTGGATGGATGAAGGGAGGGTGGGACGGCAACATCGCTATGAGGGGACGCCCCCAAACGACCAGCTCGGTAACGACAATAGTTGGACACCTGTTTGAGTGTCTTAGCAACTACCTCATACCCCGAGAATATGGCCGTCAGAGTCACCCAGCGATGAAGCCGGCCCACCTCCTGCCGATTAAATCGTTCGATTTCGCAAAGATGAAGAGCAGAAAACAAAGCCTCCCACGTCGCCTGAATCTGAGACACGAGGTGCTTACGCTCCTTACCTTTGCGACCGTTAACCAAACGCCAGGCGCGATGGACGGCCTCCTTTGTATCCTTGGAGAGCCACCTCTTGCCAATAGCATCATATACAGGGTAGGAACGTGCTATGTCAAACACTGCACACGTCCCCCGTTTAGGTCGTCGACCATTGGTCTTCGACTTGGCGGGTGATGAAACCTTCCGACCCAACATGAACGCAACACTGGGAAGTGTGTGTTCTTGATGTTTCTTCGGAT